ATAGATATAACTCAGGAACAGATGTTTCAGTTTACAGCCCTGAGAGCATTTGGCATATTAAGCTGATGAGCAATGGCATTGTTGGTCTTTCTCCTCTTGCTTATGCTCGCAATGCTATTGGAATTGGTATTGCAGGGGATGATAGAGTTAAGACTTTAGCTTCTAATGGCTTTAAGCCTACTGGAGTTTTGACTATTGATAAACTTCTAAAGCCTGAGCAAAGAGAACAGATTCGATTAGCCTTCGCAGATTTACAGCAAGGCTCAGGAGATCCGCTAAGAGTTCTAGAAGCTGGTATGACTTATCAGCAAGTATCTATGAATCCTAAAGATGTGCAACTCTTAGAAACTCGCAGATTTCAGATTGAAGATATTGCTAGATTCTTTGGTGTGCCATCAGTCTTAATTAATGACACATCAGCAAGCACTACTTGGGGTTCAGGGATTCAACAGATTGTTGAGGGATTTTATAAATTAGGACTAAGACCATACCTTGAAAGGTATGAAGCTGCTATCCGCAACACTCTATTGTCAGCAGATGATAAGCGCAACTTTGAGTTTGAGTTTGATTTTGGCGCACTACTTAGAGGTGATGAGCAGACTAGATACGCAACTTACAAAGAAGCTATTATGTCAGGCTTTAAAACTATCAATGAATGCAGACAAAGAGAAGGCTTAGAGCCAATATTAGGTGGTGATGTTGCTTATTTACAGGCACAAATGACACCTATTACTACTCTTTCTAATCCACAGCCAGCGCAAACTGAGCAGATTTTGGGTGCTATGAGCAATATGGATAGGGAACTAAAGGCTCAAATATCATCTATGAATAATGAAAAACAGCCATTAAAGTTTGATCTAAACCCCAATATCACAGTTGAAAGCACACCAATTAATTTAACATTGAAGCAAGAAACAGATGGTAAGCCATCCAAAAAGACTATAAAGCTAGTCAGGGATGATAAGGGTAATGTAACAGGCGCAGAATCTACAGAAGGATAATCATGGCAATCACTACAGCAATTTGTAATTCCTATAAGCAAGAGATTCTTGAGGGAGTTCATGCTTCCACAGATACTTATAAGATTGCTTTATATACTAGCTCTGCTACTTTAGGCGCAGGCACTACAGCTTATTCTTCTTCTAATGAAGTTAGTGGAACAGGCTATGATGCAGGCGGAAAAACCTTAACTGGATATGTTAGTGGTCTATCTACAAGCACAGCTTATATTACTTTCTCTGATCCATCTTGGGCAGATAGCACCATAACTGCTAGAGGTTGCTTAATATATAACTCAAGCAAAACTAACAAAGCTGTAGCCTGTTTTGATTTTGGTAGTGATGTAGTTTCTGTTTCAGGAACTTTTACCATTGATCTACCAGTAGCAGGGGCTACAGCGCTTATTAGAATTGCCTAATGGCTATTCAGTTTGATGATGGCTATGGTTTATTTGATTCTGCATCAGGCAATTTTGATAATGGCGGAGTATTAAGCCCTACTACTACTGTTACTGGAATTCAATTAGTAGCTACAGCAGGCAATATTGCTGAAATTGTTTCTGATACTATACAAATATCAGGGATAACCCTTACTTCTAGCGCAGAAAACATAACTGCAAGTGGTATTCAAAATAGCAATGTAGCTACAAATGGGCTACAAATGGCTTCAGCATTAGGCAATATAAGCCCAATAGTTACAGATTCAATAGAAATTACAGGGCAAGAAGCTACATCTACTGCTCAAAATATCAGCGCAAATGGCACACAAAGCGCTACAACTATCATTACTGGCTTAGATTTATCAATATTTTTAGGGAATGTAACAGCAGAAATTGAGGATTCTACATCTATTTCAGGCATACAAATTAGCAGTTTTGTTGCAGAAATTAGTGCAAATGCTACACAAAATCCTGTTTTTTCTTTAAATGGTGTTGGTTTACAAAGTAATTTAGGATCTGTAAGCGCAAGTGGACAAGAAGTTGCATCAGAAGTTGGTAGAGGTGGAAAACACTATGCACCATTAGAAAGCAGAGGGGCTAAGGCTTTAATTGTTCCAGTAACTACACAAATGTTTGTAGAAAATATTTCTGCAAGCGGTCAGATATTCATTAGCGCTAGAGCAAATGTCTTTTCACTACAAACTTCAGTTGCATCAAATGATTTAATCGCAGAAGGTCAGCTTGGTATTCCTAATGAAGATTTGCTATTGCTATTGGTAGCTTGATAGTTTTAGTTTATTATATGCAAAAGATGGGAAAAGAATATGCCAACACCTAGGGATGATGAAACTGAAAGAGAGTTTATCTCAAGGTGTATGGGTGATGCAGAAGCAGTAGAAGATTTTCCTGATCAAGAACAAAGGGCTGGTTTTTGCTATGCAGTTTGGGGCAGAAGGGATGAGAAGGCAACTTATAGAGGTGAAGAAATTGATTTAACCCCTACTGATTCAATGGCAGAAGAAGCAAAAAGAGGTTTGGCTTGGAGAGATGAGTTTAATAGAGGTGGCACAGAGGTAGGTGTAGCAAGAGCTAGAGATCTAGCTAACAAAAGAGAGCTATCAGCCGAAACTATAAGAAGGATGGTTAGTTATTTTGCAAGGCATGAAGTAGATAAGCAGGGTCAGGGTTTTAGTCAGGGTGAAGATGGATACCCTAGCGCTGGCAGAATTGCTTGGGCTTTGTGGGGTGGTGATGTAGGAAAGACTTGGGCTAATGCCAAGAACAGGCAGTTAAATAGGATTGATGAAGAAAAGCAGGGAAAGAAGCCTATGTTAGAAAAGAAAATGTTAAATTTTGCTTCAGCAGAAATTAAAATTGCTGATCTAGGAATGTTTGAAGGATATGCTTCTGTATTTGATGGAGTAGATTCCTACAATGACACCATCCTAAAGGGCGCTTATCAAGATACTATTTCTAATCGCAATCGCCCTGTTTCAATGTATTTTAATCACACATCTTATAGATCTGATATGCCTGCAACAATCGGAAAATGGATGAGTATGGAAGAAGATACAAGAGGACTTTATGTAAAAGGTCAGTTATCTTTGGGGCATCCTACTGCTGATGCTATCTATGCCAGCATGATTAATAAGACTGTAGATGGTTTATCTATTGGCTTTAAGATTCCTGATGGTGGCTATGATGTTAGGGATGGCATTAGATATTTGAAAAAAATAGATCTAGTAGAAGTATCTGTTGTAGATAATCCAGCAGATAATAGTGCAAGAATCTCATTAGATTCTGTAAAATTAGATATTGAAGGAATTAAAAGTATTAGAGAAGCTGAGGAATTTCTGAGAGATTCAGCAAACCTTAGCAACTCAAGCGCAAAGGCTTTGCTGGCGCAAATTAAGTTGGTGCTTCGGGATGAGGTAAAGACTGAGATTGAACAAGCATTGATTATTAATCGCTTAACCAACATTATCAAAGGATAAATTATGTCGGATCAACTAAACCAAGTAGTAGAAGCTATTGAGAAAAAGCAATCAGAAATTGATGCTATGCTCAAAAGCGCAGGAACAGAAAGCAAATCTGCTGTAGAAGCTGCTGAAAAAGCTGCTAAAGAACTAAAAGTAATGGGTGATCGCCTTCTTGAGATTGAGCAGAAGCAAGCTGAATCTATCAAAAAGGGTTATGAAGCACCTATGACTTTAGGACAGGCTTTTGCTAACTCTGATGAGTTCAAAGCATTTGCAGAAGGTCGCACTTCTAAAGCTCGCTTAGAGATCAAGAATACCATTACTGGTCAATCAGGATCTCCTGCTGCTAACAGCGACACAATCGTAGCACCACAGCGTCAATCAGGTATTGTAAGTGGCGCTTATCGCACTTTGCGTATTCGGGATGTTCTTCCATTTGGCACAACTTCTTCAAACTTAGTTGAATATACAAGAGAACTTACATATACAACTAATGCTGCTGAAACTGCTGAAGGTGCAACTAAGCCTGAATCTGCTTTGACATTTGAATTAGTCAGCGCACCAGTTAAGACTATTGCTCATTGGCTCAAGTTATCTAAGCAAGTTATGGATGATGCACCAGCATTAGCCAGCTATGTAGATACTCGCCTGCGCTATGGTGTTGATCTTCGCATTGATCAACAGTTGCTTAATGGTAATGGCTCAGGTCAAAACATTGGCGGTCTTACCAAATCAGGTAATTTCACAGCATTTACACCAGTAAGCGGTGATAATGCGATTGATAGCATCAATCGTGCTATCTATGCTGTAGCTGCTGCTGATTACAATGCTACTGCAATCATCCTGAATCCTGCTGATTGGGGTGCTATTGAGAGAACTAAGACAACTGATGATGCATATGTCTTTGGTTCACCTCAGAAACTTGCACCTACATTGTGGGGCTTGCCAGTTGTAGCTACAAATACTATGACTGCTGGTAAGTTTATGGTTGGCGCAATGGATGTTGCAGCACAGGTATGGAATCGCCAAGGCACTACTGTTGAGATGAGTGAAGCAGATGACACCAACTTCCAAAAGAATTTGGTTACAGTTCGTGCAGAAGCTCGCTTGGGCTTGGCAATCTATCGCCCTGCTTCCATTCAATATGGTAATTTGACTCTTTGATAGGGTATTAAAATAGGGAAGGGGGAAACTCCTTCCCATTTTTATCATGCTAGTAAAAGCACAAAGAGATTTTATAAGCCCAATTATGGGTGATATTACAACTGGTCAAGTATTTGATTGTGATGATGGCATAGCTTACTATTGGCTTGGTTCAGGATTAGTAACAGAATTTAAGCCTGTAAAATGGAATGAGATTGAAACTAAGCCACATATTGAAAAAACAGTAGAAACCAAAAAAGTAAGAAAGCGCAAAAATGGCAACTAAGATTATTACTGCACCATCTTTTGAGCCTATTACTGTTGCAGATGTATCTGAGTATTTGCGCTTAGATGATAGTCCAACAGATACAGCGCTAATTAGCGCACTAATTACAGCTTCTAGACAGCATCTAGAAAATTATTTAAATAGATTTATTGCACAACAAACTGTTGAGCTTGCACTTACTGGATGGAAGGATAAGATTGATTTATCTTCTCCAGTTCAATCAATTACTTCAGTTAAATATTTAGATGAAAATGGAGTTGAGCAAACTCTTAGCTCTACTCAATATATTCTTGATAACTACTCAGAGCCAGCAAGTATTTATCCTGCTTACAATGTTACTTATCCTAATCTTTATGATCAGGAAAACAATGTAAAGATTCGCTATGTGGTTGGCTTTACTTCAGGTGGTAGCCCTGATACAAATCCTTTGCCTGATCCTTTAAAGTTTGCCATGATGCTTATTATTGGTGATCTATATTCCAATAGAGAAGCAGGCGGTGAAAGGGCTTATCAGGTCAATCCTACAGTTCAAAACTTATTGCAGTTTTACAGGCTTAATATAGGAATGTGAAAACTGCTGTTTGCATAGCTAGTGGAACTAGCCTAACTAAAGAAGATGTTAATTATTGCCAAGGCAAGGCTTCGGTCTATGTAGTCAATAACTGTTATCAGATTGCACCTTGGGCAGATGTTCTTTATGCCTGTGATGAGGAATGGTGGGATCACTATAAGCCTGAATTTGCAGGGGCTAAATGGACACTCAATGAAAATGCATCTAAGAAATATAACTTAAATTATATTGAGCATGATGCAGAGGCTTTATTTTGCGACACAGAAAAAATTGCAACTGGCAACAATGGTGGCTTTCAGGCTTTAAACCTAGCTTTTATTCATGGATTTAGGCGCATACTATTATTAGGATATGACTATCAAAACTCAGGTCAGCATTGGCATGGTAGGCATAAAGGCAGATTGCACAAAAGCCCTGATATGAGAAGATGGATTAGGCATATGGAGAATGCTTATCCTCTTATGCAAAATGCTGGCTTAGAGGTAATTAATTGCAGTAGAGATACAGCCATCAACTGTTTTCCTAGAAAGGCTATAACAGAAGTCTTATGAAGTTCATCAGTTACTATACTCCTCAATATATTCAAGAAGCTCAGAAGCTAAGACAGTCATTAGAATCTAATCTTTTAAATTACCATGTCGCAGGGATAGAAGATAAAGGATCTTGGGATGCAAATACACACTACAAGCCTATCTTTATACGCCAACAATTACAAAATGAAAGTGCTGTAGTTTGGCTAGATGCTGATTGCATAGTGCTTTCTTATCCTAAGATATTTTTTGAGCTTAATTGTGATGTAGCATTTCATAGATTTAAAGGCAAAGAACTTTTATCAGGCACAGTTTATTTTAATAACACAGCTAAGACTTCTGAACTTCTACAAAAATGGATTGATATAAATCAAGAAAATCCTGAAGTATTTGATCAAAAGAACTTAGATCAGGCTTTAAAATCTATTTCAGATATTTCAATTATTGAGCTTCCACCTGAATATTGTTTTATCTATGACTTATCTAAAGATTACTATCCTAGGGTAAACCCTATAATTGAGCATTATCAAGCAAGTAGAAAGTTCAGATGAGAATTCTAACCATTTGCGGTATCGGAGATATTCATTGGGTAATGCTCAAGATGGAATCTTTTATAGAGAAAGAATGCAAGGGTGTAATCCCTGAGATTACAGTTTGGAACTTTGATGGTAGACCTAGAGCAGATGGTTTTGTTAGTCGCATTCCTTTTGTAAAGTTTGCTGGCTATGACAATGAGCCTATGGGCAGACAGCAAAAGCGCCTATTCCATGAAATGTATATGGAAGGATTTAAAGATGTTGTAAGCGGATTTAAAGGATATGATTATTTTATTTGTGTAAATGGAAGCCTAAGAATAGGGCATAGCATGGAAACAATCATGCGCCAATATTCTACAAATTGGAATTACAAAATAAACACAGAGGACTGCATAAGCCCATATAGTGAGCCTTACATTATTTTTTATTTCTCTAATCATGGGATGTTTACTGATTGGGTAGCCAAGATGCCACCTGAAAAGATTAGAAGTTTCATGCAACAAATTAAAGGCTACAAATTAATCCTTACAGGAAGCTCATGGGATGCGCCATTTAACCAAGAGCTAGAAGATAATGGGGTAATTAACCTTTGTGGCAAAACTAGCCTTACAGAGCTTTTTGGCTTGATTAAGGGGGCTTCTGCATTTGTTGGCTGGTGTGGCGGTAATACCATTGTTAGCCAGCACCTAAATACACCAACTTTAATGCTTTGGTCTAATTACTTCTCTCATAGAGCCTTTCAAACTAACTGGGTTGATCCTGATAGATTGGGAAAGGTTTACATTCCTATGGATGTAGAAACAGCTAACAATGATTCTCTTATGAAGAATTTGGGGGTGCTTCTTGGAAAGTAAACTTCTTTGGTTTCCTAAGTTTGGGATTGGGTATTACCCTGTAGAAGATCAGCCCTATGATGAAGCCTACTGGCAAAAGTATTTAGTAATGGAAAATACAGAAATAGGGAAAACCCTTAATAATGCTAGGGTGGAATTAGTTCAGGCTTATAAGATGGATGAGATTCTAGATATAGGCATAGGATCAGGCGCATTTGTTAAAGCTCTAGATTATGCCTATGGGTTTGATATTAATCCCTGTGCAATCGCATGGCTTAAAGAAGCTGGCAAATATAAAGATCCTTATCCTTTAGATTCCATGAGTTTTTGGGATAGCCTAGAGCATATTCATAACCCAAGCAATTTGTTAGGCTATATCAAAAAATATGCATTTATCTCTTGCCCTGTTTATGAGGATAAAGAACATATCCTAAGAAGCAAGCATTTTCGCCCTGATGAGCATTGTTGGTATTGGACTAAGAAAGGCTTAGAAAGATTTATGAGTAATTTTGGCTTTAGTCTTTTAGAATATAACCTTATGGAAACTGAAATAGGTAGAGAAGATATAGGCACATTTGTATTTGTGAGAGAGATATGAAAGCAGGCAAATTAGATCGCAGAGTTCAGATTAAAGTTAAAACATCTACAAGGGATGCTTATGGCGCAGAGATTCTTACATATTCTGTTTTGGCTACAGTTTGGGCAGAAATAATGCCTGTAAGCGGTAGAGAGTATTTTTCTGTAGCACAATTTATACCTGAAGCCAGCTTAAAGATTAGAATGCGCTACAGAGAAGATTTTGATGAAACAGCGAAGCTCGCCCATGATGGTGTGGATTATGACATTCTCTACATTGCTGAAATTGGTAGGGGTGATGGATTAGAAGTTTTAGTTAAGAAGCCTGCATAATGCAAGTAAAAATCCTAGGTTTAGAGCAACTAAAAAAAGCCCTAAATCAACTTCCTATAGAGATCCAGCAAAAGGCTCTTAGATCAGCAGTATCCGCATCTGCAAAAGTTGTAGTTGATGCTGCAATAGCTAAAGCGCCAGCAGGAGATACAGGCAATCTTAAAAAGGCAATCTACAGATATAGAAGTAGAAGTGGCTCAGGCACAGGCAGAGAAACTTATTTGGTAGGTGTTAGGAAAGGCAAGAAAGCCTATGCCAATACTGCAAGAAACAGAAGGCTAAATAGGGTAGGCAAAAAATATACAGTTCAAGGTGAAGCATATTATTGGCGCTTTTTAGAGTTTGGAACTGCTAAAATGCAAGCTAAACCTTTTATGCGCCCTGCTTTTGAGGGATCAAAAAGTAGAATATTGGATGTAATGAAAGAAAGATTAGGCAAGGCAATTCAAGATCAAGCAAAGAAACTGGCAAAAAAATGACTATTGAAACTTCAATCTATTCTGCATTGCAAGGCTTGGCTAGTGGCAGGGTCTATCCATTGCAAGCGCCTGAGAAAGTAACCTATCCTTGTATAGTTTATTTTCGCATCAATTCCACTCCTATAAATACAATAGATGGTGGTTCAACTATTGATTTAGTTCGCATTCAGGTGGATACTTATGCAAAGACTTATTCAGCCTGCAAAGTGCTTGCTGAATCTGTTAGGTCATCTCTTGAAGGAAGCGCAGTAAAGGCAACTTTACAGACTGATCAAGATATTTTTGAGCCTGATTTATCTGTTTTCAGAGTATCTCAGGATTATTATGTTTGGCAAACTAGGTAGGAGTTAATATGAGTTCAAATGCTTTAGAAGCACAAGGGATGTTAATCAAGATCGGTAATGGCGCTTCCCCACAAGTGTTCACTACTATTTCTGAAATCAAAACTTTTTCGGGTCCAACTGGATCAGCAGCAGTTATTGATGTAACTGATTTAAGTTCAACTGCTAAAGAAAAGCGCATGGGTCTTGCTGATGAAGGACAGTTAAGTTTTACTATTAACTACATTCCTGATAACACTCAGCATACATTGTTACGCACTCGCAGAGCAAGCAGAGATGAAACAGATTTTAAGATGGTGTTTACTGATGATAGCCCATCTACTACTTGGAGTTTCTCTGCATTTGTAACTGGCTTTGCTGTATCAGGTGCAGTTGATAATGTAGTGGAAGCCAATGTAACTTTAGAAATTACTGGATCAATCACACAGAGCTAAAATGGCAATCCTAAATAAAGAAGCAATACTAAGCGCAGTAGATTTAAAAAAAGAGTTAGTTAAAGTTCCTGAGTGGGGTGGTGAAGTTTACATCAGCATGATGACTGGTGAAGCTAGAGATGCTTGGGAACAGGGATTGGTAGGCGGTAAAGGTGCGAATCTAGACAATATAAGAGCTAGGTTAGTTTCCTTTACTGCTGTGGATGAGCAAGGTAAGAGGATCTTTAATAATGAAGATGCTGTTGAGCTTGGCAAGAAATCCGCAACTGCTCTTGAGAGATGTGTAAAGATGGCGCAGAAGTTAAATAGATTAACTGAGGAAGAATTAGATAATCTAGTAAAAAACTAAAAGCCCATCCC